AAATGAAATCTTTGGCATGAATGAATCTCTTACAAATTCTTTATTGGGTGATTCTGGCCTTGGTGGCTACCTATCAATGATGGGAGGGGGCTCAAAAGAAGATATTGAAAATCAGTTCTCTGAAAATCTAGGATTATCATCAGGCATCAATACTAAAAACATTACCAGCTACAACTGGCAAAAATGGTTTGACGAAAGTCTTGTTAAAGAAGCAGAAACTCCTGGCGTTGATTTGACGCCAAGTGAATTAGAGGAGCAGAAAAAATTTGCCGAGAATTACATTAATACATACTTGCGACCACGTTTTGATTTCTCTCGTTCCATGGGGGAATTTGAGTCTTATTTGAGTACTGATGTTTCTAGTCCGGAATTTCAGAAAGAAGTTATTGATATGCAAAAAATTCAAAACGTTTATAACGAAATAGCCAACAAGAGAAACGAAGAATTTTTAACGCAATTAGCTGGACAACCACCATCGGGTTTTGACTTTGAATTCTATTTTAAGCCAGAGGGGAATGCAAATAAGGCAACCGATTACAACCTTCAATCAGGCAAGGTACAGCAAGATTGGGAAGCAGCAAAAGCAGGTAAAAGCACAGACGGTATTGACTGGAAAAAAGAAGCTTTAACTTATGGTGTGGATTTAAAAAGCAGAAATCAATTTGCAAGACTTCATTATGAGCTTTATGGAAAAGCAAATAATTTTGATGCTGCAAAAGATGCAGTAAGTAAAGAAGCAGTTCAGGACTACATTAAAAATACCCTGGTACCAACACTAAAAGAAACAGATATCGACATGAAAACAAATCCTTTCAAGGATTATGTTTCTCCTGACGAATTTGCTGATGGTATTCTTTCTGATTTAACAGGTAATCGCTCTTGGGATCAGTACATTTCTGATGTGTTAGGCATTAAACCGCCTAGTCCTCTTGCCTCTGATGCCACGGAAGAACAAAAAGCGCAATACGCAACGGAATTAGAAGCTTACGAAAAGCGTAAAGAATCGATTAATGAACAGGTGGGTGAAGATCCTTTGTCGCAAATACGGAGTGATATCCTTAGTTTTTATTACACCGGAGGGGAAGAATCTATTAGAGAACAGATTGAAAAGATGAAGAAAGAAGATATTGTGCCGACCCAAGAAAAGCTCGGTATTACTTACATTGAACGCGAAGAAGATAAAGCAACAGAAAAAAAAGAAGGCACTGCTTTGTATGAACTTTTTAAAAAATCTGGGTACCAAGGAGATGAAGAAACTTTCTATACGGAGATGTTTCCTGATGCCGACAGAGAAGATCAAGAGTTAATGACAGGGATTTTAAGTGGGAAAGCCAATCCCCTGGAATCACTGAATATCTCTGATCCTTTTTCTTTTGATCCAGATGCTGTTTTTAGCAAAATGTCTTTCTTTGAAGAAAAAGCGAAAGAGACTCCATCAGCCGAAAAGGATAGTTATTTTACACTTGATAAAGGAATAGGAACAGGACAGGCAACCAAAAAACCGACTGATATTTATTCAGACTTTGGTTCTCCCTTCTCCCAATTTGGATTCTTTTAAATGGCTGAAAACGCAAAGAAAGCAGCAAAAGCAGCTCATCGTTACCAAAAAGATAAAATGAAATGCAACACGCCACAGAAAGCGCCCCCTGGTGACAAACATAAAAAAGTTGTGAAGAGTTGTCACCACGGGGAGGAAAAGATCATTCGCTATGGTGCCAGGGGATACGAAGATTACACACAGCACAAAGACCCCAAAAGGCGTGCTAACTTTAGGGCGCGGCACAACTGTGATTCCGTAACCGACAAGAACACGGCTCGTTACTGGGCCTGTCAAGACCTGTGGGGGTTAGTACTTATGGTAGGATTATCGTCCACGGTGTTTTCACCTTTATGGAATATGTTAAACGGGGTCGGTGGAATTATGTCGTAGCTCTTTGCTCGCAGTGTCAAACTGTATCCAAAGAAGTGCGCATTGACCAGTGGAAATCAAAGAAATGCAAATGGATTTGCTTACCTTGCGCAAAAAAGGAAACATATACTCAGAGGCCTAATGTCAAGGAAAAACTTAGTCGTGCAAAAACAAAGCACGGAGAGTCAAAAAACAAAAATTCAAAAGGGCACTGGCTTTACGGTAGATGGCAAAAAATGAAAAGAAGATGCAAAGAGTATCCTACGTATGTCGCAAAAAATATTCAAGTTTGTGAAGAGTGGAAGAACAATTACGTAGAATTTAAGCAGTGGGCTGAAGCGAACAACGCCGCACAAAGCCTGGAGCTGGATCGCATTGACAACTTCGGTGATTATTGTCCAGAGAATTGCCGTTGGGTGACTCATAAGGTAAACTGTCAGAACAGGTAGCCAATACCTGTCAGGACCTCTGGTAAACCATGGCAAAACCCAAATCCAGCGCACTTGTTAAAATTGAATCTCGCCCTAAAAAAACAAAACAAGGACAAGGAATGAATTCAAAACCAAACCACGGACGCAAAAAAACACGTGGTCAAGGCAAGTAAATTTTATGTATGATTGGAAGTAACTTGGGTTACTTTCATGTCGGATCTTTCTTGCGCAATTACTTTAATTCGCAAATACGAAGGGTTTAGCGAAAAAGCTTACCCAGATCCGTCCACAGGTGAAGAACCATATACCATCGGGTTTGGAACACAGTTCTATCCCGATGGTTCTCCTGTTAAGAAGGGACAGCAATGCAGCAAGGAAAAAGCATTAGAGTATTTATTCCACGAAGTTAATGTCATTGAGTCCCAGCTTTTGAAATTAAACGTGGGACTTGATGATCACATGCGTCAAGCTCTTGTGTCGTTTATTCACTCCATCGGTTGGGAACCATTCTTCTATAGCTCTATTGTTGACTGTTTAGAGAATGAAGACTTTGCTGGGGCCACTGAAGAAATTGGTCGTTGGATTTTTAACGTAGACCATAAGGTCATTGGTGGTTTACTAGACCGCAGACGAGAAGAAATTGATTTGTTCTTACAAGAAGTAGATGCAAACCCTTGGTCATCTACCGAAATCTTGCTAACTGCGTTCCGTAACTACAGTGCGGCTCCCCACGAGGTACGTGCGATCAGGCTCCTGGAAGAACAAATCAATCCTTATATCCTGTCTCAATTTGCTAACAATTTTAAAATTGACGAGAATCCTTGGCTTGATTTTGCAGACTCAAGTCTCGATTCTTTGTTTAACGTGTACGATTAGAATAGTTTCATTAAAAGCATGAAGAGCAAAATGGAGCATCCGACTGAAGCGCGTGAGTTCGAACTTCCTCTTGAGCTTCAATTTGCAATGCGAAAAGCTGAGCTTCAGTCAGAAGAGATGACTTGGGATGAGCTTCGCTTTGCTCTTCTTAACCTCTATCATCAGCGCATGATGGAATGGCACGCCATCAAAGATATCATGGCGTCTGAAAATATTGAAATCGACTGGGACTATCCAACCGATCTTGAATTAGCTGAACTCGCCGCCGCATGTGCATACGACGACGAGGATGACGATGAAGATAATCTTCAGCCGTTTTGAGCTTCAGTAAAAGTCAATAGGCGGTCAAGATACCATTGTGCTTTTGCCAAATCGGTCTTACCACCTTTATGACGCCAACGCCATAAATATTTGACGCAATTTCCGCGCAGATAGCCTTGGTATTCCTCAACGGTTAACTGCGCTTCAATGGCTTCAATGCATTCAATAATGCCGCCATCAGTGTAATGGGATGGATGGTTAACGACATCTTCTTGGATGACAGGAGCCTGTTCTTTGGTTGCCCAGGGAACTGGGCACACACCTCCTGGGCAATCCATTGCGTCAACAAGTGTTGATACAGGTTCAAACCACTCGTCTTTGCTGGTATGGATTGTTGAGCCTCGTTCTTCTCGTGCCATCATAAAATTTGTTAAAACCAAAGGTAGCAGAGCTGGAACTCTCTACCCACGGCAACCACTACTACTACTGGTCACATGGACATCCTACCTGGTTTTAAGCTCTGCCGCAAAGGCTTACATCAATATCCGTCAGATAAAAAGCAATGCCCTGACTGCAAAAAAATAGCAAAACAAAAATGGCAGAAAGAAAATCCAGATAAAAAGAAACAGAGTGATAAAAAATGGCAGCAACGCAATACAAAACGCGTACGTCAGATACAAAACAACTGGAATAAAAAACATCCTGAGCGCAGAAAGAAAATGAATCTGCGCTGGCAAAAAGAAAACCCAGGAAAGGCAAATGCGTTAACGGCAAAAAGACGCGCACTCAAAAAACAAGCAATTCCCTCCTGGGCAGATATAAAAGCAATTGCAAAAATCTACAAACAAGCCCATCAATTAACCAAGGAGACAGGTGTTGTTTATACAGTCGACCACATATACCCATTACAAAGTGAATACCTGTGTGGCTTGCATGTGGAAACAAATCTACAGATTTTAACCAAATCAGAAAACTCTATCAAAAGCAATCGTACATGGCCCGGTCAACTTGACTGTCAAAAAGATTAACGGCGCAAACCTCTTCGTTTGGCAGACAGCTCTAGCTCGTTTTCAGTAGGTACGCCAAGCTCTAATACAAGTGCTTTAGGTCTTGGTGACGCGCCCATTACTAAACCTTCTTCGGCACTTGGAATGTAGCCTGTTAACCCGGGGCGTTCTTGGTTTCCTTCCAGTGCCAAATTAATGCGCTCAAATCCTTGTTCGGGCAAGACTAGTCCACGGTTAAAGTGGTCGTAAAGTGGAACGTCGTTCTCAGAATTTGCGAGAGGCGCACCAAAGTCTTCTTCTGTCAAACATCTACATTTAATTTCATCAGTGATGAAATTGTCTAAAAATCCTGCGGCGGAATGCATCACAGCTTTTAATTGATTCAGTTCTTCTACAATAATAAGATGGCAAATACCTATAACTTAAATTACGATCCTCGTCAAGACTCTGGCTCTTCTGGAGGAGAAGTTAACGACCTTAATCCTGGTCGGTCTTACCAGGTTGATTTACGTCGTTTAGATGAGGCCGAACGTGAAACTGCTAATGCTGCCAACACAAGCAATAGAAGCACTGCAGAAAGAGTAGATCGATACCTGGCAGCAGCTCGAACAGCGAATGCATTCAGGCAACGTGCCGAAACAGAAGAGCCCAAAATTCGTGGTAAAACACCAAGGCAAAAAGCATCAATCAAAGGAGTTGAGCTTCCTACCAGTGGTGACAAACAAGGCCCCGTAGGCAGTACAAACTACGCACGGAGCCCCAAAAGGTTCTCAGGTACCTTTTACGGTTTTGGTTAAACCTGGCTATAGACCACCTGCTTAGGTTGGTTTTGGTACTTGCCTTTGCGATCTTGATAGGTTGTTACGCAGGGTTTACCCCGATAGAAGATCAGTTGCGTAATACCTTCATCTGCGTAAATGCGATTAAAAAGACCTGTGCAATTACTGATCTCTAGCGTTAGGTAGCCTTCCCAACCGGCTTCGGCAGGTGTAATGTTGACCATGATTCCTGATCGTGCATAGGTCGATTTACCTACAGCCATCACCATCACATCCTTGGGAAGCTTCAGACGTTCTTGCGCAACGCCCAGACAGTAGCCATACGGAGGAAGCAAGAAGTATTTCCCTTTCTCATCCTCCAGAAGCTCAGCAGGATTCAAGATATCAGGGCTAAATGCTTTTGGGTCACAATCACCTGATTGAACGCGACCAAAAATCAAGCATTGTTCAGGGGACAAACGAATGTCATAGCCGTAAGAGCTAAGACCATAACTCAAGATTTTCTGCTCTCCCCTGGAACTGACCAACGCATCTGCAAATGGCTGAATCATTTCTTCTTCTTCGGAGAGCTTTTTAATCTCCCAATCAGCCAGTACGCTCATGTCTCGTTAAAAACTCTTGTTCAATATACGCGATTTCAAAGGTTTTACAAGAGAATTCGTCCGCGAATTCCATAGGTATCCACAAATTTTTCCGTGGAATCCTCGACTTCATCTTGTGGCTGCAAGTATACCAAAAACGATGTGCATGTGTTGCGGGAATCCATGGTTTTTGATGTATAGAAATAACGATTCAATGTTGGTGTTGTACGCAGGATGCAGATCGGATGGTCGAAAATGTCCTGGGAATACCGAAACATATCAGGGCAATTGCAGAAATAAATAGCTTGCTTTACTTCTCCTGTCAACCATTTCTTTTTTAAAACTTTCCACCAGAGTGAGTAACCAGAAAT